TTGTTCAATCATAAAAGGAATTTCCATAGCTTGCAGGGTTTCTTTCAAATAACCAACGTCAGACCAAGGCACCGAATAGTAAAACGACTTTTCCACGATATCAACTCCTTTCTGGTCATTATGCCATGGGGAGTTAAGACAAGGATATGGATTTGAATAAAGGAGGTACGTATGACGTACGGAGACAAGGTTCAACTAGTCGAGGTGTCTGATAGTGTTTCAAAGCTAGTATTCGGTTATTTCGATTCACAAGAGCAAGCAAAAGAAGCAGTACGTAAGTCAGACAAAGCTTGGTGGGAAGGAAAACCAGTATACAAAGAAATTGAGGGCGAGGATTGCAGCATTTAACAAACGCTCAATTAAGTTAAATTGACGGAAAGAAGGCGAGCCCATGAGGTTCTTCGTAAGCGTATCTGGCGGGAAGGATAGCACAGCATTGCTTCTCTGGGCCAAGAATCATCTACCAAATAACCTGATCGTTCCTTTCTTCTCTGACACGGGGAACGAACATGATTTCACATACGAATACATTAATTATTTGCAAGACAAGATCGGCTTTGAAATCACAAGGCTGCGAGCAGAAATTCCAACAACCAAAGCCGAGAAATATGGGCTGACAGAAGAAGAATTTCGAGAGCTGCCAGTGATGTTACAGCAAGCACTGCATAAAGGTAGGTTTGCCTCATCACAGGCGCGGTTCTGCACAACGGATCTGAAATTGGAGCCAGCAAAGAAATTTTTAAAACAATTCGAGGGTGACAAAGTGATGCTGGTAGGTGTAAGGCGCGATGAATCACTAGCTAGGGCCAACGCCAAACGGATGGAGTTCGACGAATTCTATAAATGCCCTATCTGGCGCCCCTTGGTTGATTGGACGGCAGAGGATGTTTTCAACTACCTGAAAGAGCATGATGTGGAGCCAAATCCACTGTACAAAATGGGATTCAAACGAGTAGGGTGCTTTCCTTGCATAATGGCTAACAAAGACGAAATATACGAGATTGCCCAGCACTTCCCCGAGCACTTCGACCGGATCAGGGAGTGGGAGTCCATGGTTGGCCGGACATTTTTTGCACCGTTGAAAAAAGGAATGATCAACTGGGTTGACGATGTGGTGGCCTGGTCGGGTGGCAATAACGGATACATTGAGTTTCCAGAGCTGCCGAAGTGCAAGAGCCATTACGCCATATGTGAGTGATTTAACAAACCAGAAGGGAGGCTTTTGGGGTGAAAATGCCGCGAATTTTACACTATCCGGGCAGCAAGTGGAGTATGGCCGACTGGATAATCAGCCAGATGCCGGATCATACGACTTACTTGGAACCTTTTTTCGGCAGCGGAGCTGTCTTGTTCAACAAGGAACGATCGATACTTGAAACTGTGAATGACCTGGACGGGGAAGTTTCAAATTTATTTTCGGTCATCCGTGACAATCCGGAAGCTCTGGCCAGAGCGATCAGCTGGACTCCATACGCCCGTGCCGAATACTACCAGGGCTATGAGTCAGAAGGGGACGACTTGGAGCGAGCAAGGCGCTTCCTCGTCCGTTGTTGGATGGCGCGCGGCGGAAAGACAAGCGACCGCACCGGATGGAGGCATATCATCGACCTCAACGCGCCTCACCCAGCAAAAGACTGGCAACTGCTGCCGGACAAGATCATGACCGTTACAGACAGGCTGAGGGGTGTGCAGATTGAATGCCAGCCTGCGATAAAGCTGATCGAGCGATACAAGCGTCCAGAAGTGCTGATCTACGCCGATCCGCCGTACATTCTTTCCACCCGTAGTAAACGAATGTATAAGAACGAAATGAAGGATACAGAGCATGAGGAGCTTTTGGATACGCTGCTGTCGCATCCTGGTCCCGTTCTGCTCTCCGGCTACGACCACCCTATGTACAACGACCAATTGCGAAAGTGGCACCGCGAAGAACGCAAAGTACAGGCAGAGGCGGGCAGGTCAAGAACCGAAGTTCTGTGGATCAACCCTGTAGCAGCAGAACATGGGCAGCAGAACATCTTCTCGCTTCCGGGCATTTAGCTGATGGATACAAAATGTGTAGATAGATAAATGCCGCTGCAGGAGTGGCCATGATGAGAAAAATATTTGTGCTTTCGGTGAAGTCCAACGTAGTCTTTACATTCAAGTCGATTGGTAAAAGCTTCTAAAGACGATGTCCTTTACCATACTCCCTTGCTACAAACGGTCCACCCATGAGCAGTTCTTCCAGCGGATCGTCACCCGCGTTTTGAAGGTCAAATTCGGAGATTTCGGCGGCATAAGCCTCGGCATTATCGCAGGGCTCGTAGCCCAATCGCTCAGCATCAGAGTTGATAAACCATGAGCGTTCATTGTCAGATACACCGTACAAAATGGAAAAATCGACCGTTTCGGCCAGGATGCAGCGGCGAAAAAGCCGGACCGCGTCGTCATAGCTGAGCCAGGTACTGAGGTGGCGCAGGTTCTGTGGGCGATCTTCAAAGCTACAGATGCGAATACAAACAGACTCTACGCCGTGTTTGTCAAAGTAAAGTCGCGCAAGATTTTCGCCAAATGCTTTACTCACGCCATACAGCGTATCGGGACGTTGCATGACAGAAGAGTCAATGGTCTCACTCCGCGGATAAAAACCGACTGCATGTATGCTGCTGGCGAAAATAACCCGCTGAACGCCGGCCTTTCTGGCAGCTTCGAAAACGTTGTATGTACCGGCAATATTCGCCTGAAGAATACGGGAAAACTCGCTTTCGTCAGGAATTCCGCCCAAATGAACTACAGTATCAATCCCTTGCATGGCGGCTTCCATTCCTTCTGTATCCGCCAGATCCAAGCGGATAAACTCCTCATCAGGCTGTAAGTCTTGAATCGAATTGATGTCGGTAAGACGCAAGCGGAATTCATCCCGTAAACGGGTTCTCAAAACTGTGCCAATGCGCCCAGCTGCTCCTGTAATCAATACCTGTTTCATCTAAATCCCCCTAAAAGCATTTTAAGACTACTATTCTCGCATAATCTGCGGAAAACCTTTTTCATGATGTAATCAGCGCATACAGATCGCTCCATCAGTGGATAAGGTGAAGATTGACAACGTGCAGTTTCATCCTATCAAGCTCGTCTCATAAAATTCTTTCAAGGAAAACTCGTACATGTTTTAGAGAGCTTAATGCAATCAAAGAAGCATTACTCAAAATAGTTAGGGGGAAAGAGCATGAACAATCCAAAGTGGATCGCGGTTCCTGAAATTGACTTCTGCGGTGACGGGTGGCACATGAAGGTTGGTCAAGTTTATTCAAATCCTTATGAAACGTACCACATCCAGATAACCAAGATTGAACAAGAGGAGACTGGTCATTTCAGTGACGCCAAGATAAGCTACCGACCTGTTAACCCTAGAAATCACGAGGAATTTCTTAGCGAAGATGAAGGGTGGCATAGAGCATGGTATATAAACGACATGTGGGGCTTGGAAAAGGATGTCGCTTTGCTGGAACAGGCAACCGAGGTGCATGAGCTGAAAACATGGCCTGAATACTTTGAAGCGGTCATGTATGGCACCAAAAAGGCAGAGATAAGAAAAAATGATCGAGGCTATAAGGTGGGAGATACTCTTTTGCTTCGAGAGTGGGACCCAGAAGAGGAAGAGTACACTGGTCGGATTGTAAGGCGGGTTATCACTCATGTGCTAGCGGATGAGCAATTTTTGCAGCCAGGAAAGGTCATGCTGTCGATGGCGCTGATTTAACACAACGGTAATTATGGAAAGTACGATGTGCGCTCCTCGAAAAATGTTAGAAAAAAACCCCCGGAGTAACCCGAGGGCCGTTGATGGAAGTTGTTATCTACAAATGATAAGCCACTTACTGGATACTGTGCCGCCTTTGTCATCGTGAGCTGTAACGGTAATAGTTATGGTATTTCCAACCGCTTGTTTTGGAAATCTCGCAAATAAATTGTTTTCGAAAGCATTAGCGGAGACTGATGGATCATCTGACTCGGCTGTAAATCTAAGTTCATCTCCGTCTGGGTCCGAAAAAGCAGCGTAAATTGGACCTAAAGTGCCAATACCCTCAGCATATTGACTAATATAGGTTACCTCTAGAACTCCATTATTATCATGAACTACAGGAGGTCGATTGCTATTCTCGGCTTATCCCCTTTCTAGTGAAGGGTTTTCGTTCGAGCCTACACCGTGCGGGCGACTTTCATCGCACACGGCGTTCCATCAACGGATAAGATAGAAAAATTACAACGGGCAATATAATCGTACAACTCATATGTCTTGATTTACAGTTTTTGTTTTCGACACAGAACGTTGACTTGTCACAACACACGATGTGTAAAGGAGCGATAGAAAAAGACGAGTCAATAGCGACTCGCCTTACTCTCTTTTCAATTCTTCCATCATTCTATTGTGATATTCAATATAATCATCAACGCTGTCATAGTAGGTGAATCTTCCGCCCGCGGGATCAAGGAGCCACCTGATATTTTCTGGAGTAACCTGGGGTCCATAAAAACAGTAATTCATCATTTCGATCTGTTTTTCATCGCGGATTCGGATCAGGTGGTTCTCTTGCTCATTTACAATGTAAAATTCCGATGCTTCGGATGTGTTTACATGTAGCATTGCCGTGCTGCGATCACTGAACCAATTGCCTCTACGGTCTTCCCTATACATTCAACGCACCTCCAAATGGATTGTATTACAAGACTTTTATGAGGAACCCCTCAATTCTGAGGTGATTGGTCAGGCGGTAAGTATATCATCCAGGGTGACTTAGGATCAGAGGGGTCAAGTAGCTGGGCAGTAAGTTTCCCGCTTTTGCAGTCGTTTCTTATCTGTCGCTCTGATTTGTTCAGAAGTTTAGCTACTTGTTTCGTGCTGATGATGTACTTGAAGGGATCTGCTTTGAGCAATTATGGTTCACCTCCACTTATTCCGTAATCGGAAGTTGTAAGTTAATGGTAATGCTTCCGTAATCGGAAGTCAATGGCAAGGAGAAAAATATTTTACAAAACATTACTTGTGAGAAGGAGCGATATTTATGGACAAGCAATGCACCTTCAGAACAACAGAAAATGTCTTTTGGGATAACTGGGGCAGGTTTGTAACTGCCTTCCCAAAAGGCGGCGTATATAGTGGTATTGCTCACTGCGATGATGACGGCAAAGTTGAAGAAGTTACCGCTAGAAGCCCGATCTATGATGTTTACGACCTTGTGGATATGAACTGCATTGAGATATTGGAAATTGAGGATGCGGGAGGGGAACGGAATGGGAACAGCAATTGAATGGACGGATGTGGTATGGAATCCAGTCACTGGATGCACCAAGGTGTCAGAGGGTTGCCGCAATTGCTACGCTTTTGCACTCCATGACATGAGGCGAAAGGCATTTCAGGAAGGGAAGAAGCTGCCGCAACAGTATGCAAAACCTTTCAGCGAGGTTCAACTGTTTCCTGATCGGCTAGTCCAACCGTTGAAGTGGAAGAAGCCGCGCCGAATATTCGTTAACAGCATGGCAGACCTGTTTCATAAGGACGTACCATTTGTATTCATAGACAAGGTGTTCGCAGCGATGGCGCTCTCAACAAAACATACGTTTCAGATTCTTACTAAGCGACCAGAACGCATGCTGGAATACTTTCATAGTGGTAGCAAAGACCAAATGATTGAAAGATGGGCCGAATCAGCTTACGAAATCACCTCGATGCATGATGAGGCAGAGATTTTCGTATACAACCGACTTAATGGTGTATTGCCAAAAGCTAGACCGGGATGGCCAATCCAAAACGTGTGGCTTGGGACAAGCGTAGAGAACCAAAAGGCAGCAGACGAGCGAATCCCATTGCTCTTGCAAGTGCCAGTTGCCGTCCGGTTTCTAAGCTGCGAGCCGTTGCTAGGACCAGTTGATCTTGAATTCACCGCACAATTTGAGCATCCAGACAATGAAGGATACGGAGTACAGGCCATAAAAGGCATTGATTGGATCATCGCTGGCGGTGAGTCAGGACCAAATGCGAGGCCAATGCATTCTGATTGGGTAGAAGGCTTGAGAGATCAGTGCGAAGAATATGGAGTGCCGTTTTTCTTCAAACAGTGGGGAGAGTGGGTGCCATTCAACCAAACGGACACGTTCCCAGGGCACAAAACTGAATCAATCAAAATGGGTAACATCACATGCTGGCGTGTTGGCAAACAACGAGCAGGTCGGCTGCTCGACGGGCAAGAATGGAACCAATTTCCGGACGGAGGGGAACGGGATGCAAGCAGGACGTGATGCTAAAAAGGATTTGGAAATGTGCGGGGCAGCAACAGATGGGCCATGGGAATGGAGTGTGTTTAGCCGTTTTATCATGGGCAAGGATACTGTAGTGGCGACTATTTTAGAGGGTGATGAAGTTACCTCAGACATTATCGCCGTTTCTGACGAAGACGCCAAATTCATTGTAGATTCCCGCGTTGCGTTGCCACACTGGATACAGAGAGCAGTTGCAGCGGAGGAAGAGGTCAAGAGGCTTCAAACAGCAGTCTTTGATACTTACCCGCAAATGATTACTGATCGGGACAACGCGTTGATAGCTGCTAAGAAACGGGAAGAAAAGCTGACTGAGGCTCTACAAATGGTTACACGAGAGTTAGAAAGTGAAGGAACAGACAGACAAATTGCTCGTCGTATGCGAAAAGTGGCGTATGACACACTGAAAGAACTTAGGTTTGTTTAACAAAAGAGAAAAAGTGATTCCATTCAGAATCACTCGGCAAATACTACAGGGACATTCATCTGATTAGCAAGCCTCATAAAATTTCCTAACTCTACAGGGTTTCGGGAGATTCGCTCAGCACTGTAGCAGATGACCTTGTTTACCAATCCAGCCTCTATGTCAGCGACCAACCGAGATAGGCCAGGGCGATCCGAGTCAATTGTTTTAACGTCGATTTCCATGTACACCTTATGTTCTATGTCTTGGACAAGCGGCATGCAGGATTCCATTTGCTTTTGGGTCTTCCGAAAATCACTGGAGGCAGTTCGGATGAAAACAGCAACCATAGGATCACCTCGATGTATTCTTGTGGCAAGTTTACCTTGCTTGCAGACAAAAAAATAGCCCCCATTCGGGAGCCCGTCTATATGTTCGGCAAAAACATTATAGCATGGGCTTCCACGAGGGGGAATTGGAAAGATGAGCGCACAAGAGCAACTGTCATTTCTGGAACCAGTAAACGAAAAAGAAGTCAGAAAGGCTGTTGTCAAAGCATTAAAAGAGTATAAGGCCCTTCGTGTTGCTGTACAAAATAAACAGGAGCGACAGGAAAAGGGCATTGATCAACTGTTTCCACGGCTTCAAAAGTCTGAGTCCACGAATGAGCTGAAAGCACGCCAGATAGAAAGGGCTTTGCAGTATTCACTCGATGAGGTAGAGCGCCAAATCATCGAAGAGAAATATCTCAGCACATCAAGGGTAAAAGACATTAACATTTATCTTGAAATGGGATTGGACAAGGATCGGTATTACGAAAGCAAAAAAGAAGCTATTGCTCAAATTGCAAAGGCACTCGGTATGATCTGAGTGCCTTATTTTTTCAAAAAAGCTCCGATAAAATCCCGACAAAATACGGGACAAAATCACCGATAAAAGGCAGGACGATTTGAATTTGGATAATCGGTAATCTTGAGTCAAGAGCAAGCGACACCAGCTCTTGGGAGATACCGCCTATCCCTTATCAATGGTGTACCTGAGCGAATCTATGGGTGATGACGAATGTGACCTTACGAGAGGGGGACATTCTGAGCTTGAACGCACAAGTTGCGACGAGCGTAGCAGGGAACCATGCAATTATTTTTCATTGTATGCATTACAGCGGTTTTCAAGTTTTGGGAACCCCTCTCGGAGCTTTAGGAAATCGCGATTTACTCTGCTGGGATTTGCCGGACAGGGGACTACATGCGAGACCTACGGCTCCGGCCACTCGCCCCTTGTCCAGTATCTCTCAAATTCGTTACACCGATCCTCCCCAAGATTGCAGTGGACGTGTCATTTACGGCAAGTAAGGGGCAAACTTGCTGGTTTGGGCTTGGAGGACAACTGCACACCTCCTACAGTCTGCGACTGCAGCAGGCATAAGGATTGGCTGGTGGGCGTCATGGAGAGAGACAATCATCACCAGTATTATTTTGTCAAGAAAAATCGAACATGTTGGAAAGGTATGGACAGGCTTTCTCCTCTAACGGAAAATGGATACATATCGGGAAATCAGGAGGGATGGCTATGGATTTTTTAACGGAATATGTTGAACAATTTCTCGAAAACAAGCCAAACTACAACAATGACATTAATACAATTCGGCGTTTTCTGATCGAGACCAAAAAAGACTCTAAAGAAGCTTTGCAAGGTGTTCGAACAGAGACGATAATAGACAGTTTGAAGTACTACATCAATTGTTCAAAGGTAACATCGAGAGATACCGCACAACGATATAGTTTTGCAGTAAAAGAATTGTTCATGTTTCTGTTCTACAAGAAAGCTCTTATCAATTCTGAGTTTGAATATGAGCTAACATTGCCTACATATAACGAAAAGTCGTATAGAGCTAGAGTAAATAACTATATTGCAAAACACCAATCACTAAAAGATTCAGAAGGATTTGAGATATTTGATTATCAAGATATAGAGAAGTTAATAGAAAATTGCAATGAAACATTGGAGTCTGAAGAGGTTAGATCAAAAGGAAAAACAATGCAGAAGTATTTCAATAAGTACCGCTCAGCGTTAATTCTCAAACTGATCTTATTGTGCGGCATAAGATACGAAGTAGTTTGTGAAATAAAATCAAGTGATCTTCACCTGAAATACAATAAAATCAGGGTAAATGGTTTTGACATCCAGTTGCCTAAAAGGCTCCATGATCAATTTCAGGTCTATGAAGAAATGTTGTTAGAGATTGGATTAACCGGTGAAAGGGAATCACTTTTTGTGGAATATAATTTCGAGAAAATTAAAGAAACGACCTCCACAACATCGAGTTTTCTAAAGACACTAACAGGCAGAGGGGACGTATCTGGACTAATAAAATATAGGGTTTTACAGTTAATTCGAGCAGGAGTAAACGAAAAATTATTGAGACAGTTAACAAGTATTGGTGAGACGATGTATAGAGAATGTCATGAACATGTATTTGATGCTCAAAGGGCAAAGAGACATATTAATTCAATGATAATTAACAGTGAGATGTTCTATTCCTTATAGCACCCACGCGGTGCTTTTTTCATGGGGGTGGGTGAGATGTAGTGCGCCAGTATGTTGACTCAACGACAGGAGAAATATTCTACACCGAAGAAGTGCTGCGACGGTCGGACGAGATTGTAAAAGTATTTCGTCCAGTTGGTCGAAGCTCAAAATTCGTGAAGATCAAAGCCAGCCAAAAGGCAAAGCGACGGCTCAGAAAGCTGTCACTCGCTGAGGCTGGCTTTTTGTTGAAGATCGCACCTTATGCCAGCGAGGGAACCAACCTCTTACAGGGTGATAATGAGCGCGGGCAAAAGGGGACGCCACTTACAGTCAAAGACCTTGCCCGCATCGCAGACTGTTCCTATCCTACAGCACGCAGGATCGTAAAGACATTCATTGAGCTGCACATCATGCGTCGAACCGACTTAGAAGGACGGTCAGCATTAGCAATAAATCCACTGTATTCTCTCAATGGGAAGACAGCAGAAGCGTGGCTCCTGCACCTATTCAGTCAGGAGATCACAGAGGCAGGCGAAGACCCAAATTTGGACTAGGGGGTCGCCAAAAGCCAACAGCCATCCGAGGCATGAAGCTCTAAGCCTCAACCCCATTTTTGGCGGTGAAACAAAACATATACTTTTCCGTTGGAATAGTAGTCGTTTGATTACACCTACAAAACATGGCACCAGCCCAACAGCATCAAGGCATACGGCAATTTTAATGCTGGCAATATTCTTTATTCTTACTTTATCGCCACGAAGGAGCTGAACAGCTTGGACATACGGAAAATACCAGTCTCTAAAATAAACCCAGCACCGTATAACCCACGGGTAGATTTGCAGCCGGGTCACCCCGAATATGAGAGGCTGAAACGATCCATTCAAGAGTTTGGATACGTCGAGCCGCTGGTCTGGAATGAGAAAACAGGTAATCTCGTCGGCGGGCACCAACGCTTTAAAATCCTTGTAGAGCAAGGAACAACTGAAATAGAGGTTTCTGTTGTGTCCTTGGATGAAATCCAAGAGAAGGTTTTGAACGTTGCACTGAACAAGATCAGCGGCGATTGGGATACAGACGCTCTCACCCAATTGCTTGTTGAATTGCAGCACGAAGGGGTAGACATTGCTATATCGGGCTTTGATGATGTAGACCTCAAGCAAATGGTCGGAGAGATCGAGATACCGAATTTCGAAGCTGGCACAGCGGAGGACCAAGGGGATCTAGGTGTATTGAGTTCGAAGCTGGTAACTTGCCCGCATTGCGGGGAGGAATTCGAGCGTGATTGATTTGAAAGTCGATTGGGCGACACATGAGGCTGCAAAATTTGCTTGCGAGAATTTTCACTATAGCAAATCTCTCCCTGCTGGAAAGCTTGTGAAAATAGGGGCTTGGGAAGATGGCAAGTTCATTGGAGTTGTTATTTTTAGTCGTGGAGCCAATAGCAGGATCGGTTCACCTTATGGCTTGACTCAAAAAGAGTGTTGTGAACTCACGAGGGTAGCTCTTACCACTCACAAATCGTTTGTCTCAGAGATATTGGCTAAGGCAATCAAATTCTTGAAAGAGCAGTCACCCAATGTTCAATTGATTGTGAGCTATGCCGATGTTGAACAGAATCATCATGGCGGAATTTATCAGGCAACCAATTGGATTTATGAAGGCAAAACGGGTGGTGAACATTATTTCATCATCAAAGGGAAAAAAACTCATCCCAAGTCGATTCATTCTAAATATGGTACCGGCAGTCAACGAATCGAATGGATTAGAAAAAATCTTGATGCCGATGCAGAGGTGTATTACACGGCAGGAAAGCATAAGTACCTGATGCCACTAAACAAGAAGATTCGGCGCAAAATCATGCCTTTGCACAAGTCATATCCAAAATAAAAAGGGAGACGCGTCAACGTCCCCCTGATCACCCGGGTCACCCCCGGCTGAGATAGCGATACCTGCGGCCGCAGTTGTCTTCACTCGCTATCTCGTTTTCCATTTTACAGGAAAGCCGAGGGTGCCACAATGAAAACAACAACAGAACAGTCTTCTCCTGAATCTATTGACCTTCTTTTGCAATATCAAATTGAAGTAATGGAAGGCATCATGGAATCGAAGGATCAATACAGGAAAGTCGTGAAAGCAGCCATTGCAAAGTGGGTTAAGGACTTCCAATCAGGACATATTGAGATCAAAACAGTAGATGACTTGAAAAAGCTGATAGAGCTAGACATTGAACTGCAAAAGGATGAAATTTAGTCTCCTTTTAGCCAAATGTAAATGATGATGCCCAATGCAATTAAAGTCTCTACCGGGTGTTCTTCAATGTAGCAGTCAAGCAATATTAGCACACTGAGGATAACGATGAATTTAATCAAATGGATCAACCTCCCTTCATAAAGAGGTGACCCCGGTAGACATTTTTTCTGTTTTTTGAAAACAACCCCATGAAGTGGTGAGGTGGTGGTTATGTAAATGGCGAGGAATCCTGAGAAGAAAAGATGCAAAGCAAGGAGTAAGCAGCGCGACGAGCAATGCAAAAATTGGGCTAAGCCCGGCTGGGATGTTTGCCGTTTCCACGGTGCTGGCGGCGGCGCACCACAGCGTAATACCAATGCAGTCAAGACAGGCGAGTTCCAGTCGATCTGGATGGACGCCTTGACTCCAGAGCAAGCAGATGTGCTTGATAGGATCAATCTCGATCCAGTGCAGCAGGCGGATGAAGAAATCCGATTGTTTACGTGGCGTGAGCGTGAAATGATGCTCAGCATTCGTAGCTTGAAGGAAGGGATCACAGATAAGCAGCGGAGGATTCTTCAAAAGAGAGCTACCATCAAAGACCCGATTCAAGTTCATGAAGAGAAAACAGGCGGGACTAAAACAGTCGTTCTCACACGTGAGGAATTGGTCACAGCAGAAATTGAAGAGACAGAGTATCGAGCTATTGAAGATATTCTAGCGGTTGAAGAAGCACTGACCAGAGTCCAAGACAAAAAATTGAAGGCAATACAGCTCAAAGCACAGTTGTTGAGCAACGGCGGCGGTCCTGAAAAGCAGCTCACCGTCCGGAGGTGGTCGCGTGACAAGTCTGGAACTTGACCTCGATCCATTCGAGGACTGGACGCCTCATCCAAAGCAGATTGAAGTCATGGAATGCGATGCCCGCAACGTAGTCATGAACTGTGGTCGTCGGGGTGGTAAAACGAACGTAGGAGCCCGGAAGTTTTTCGATAACATCCTTGCTGATATTGAAGCAGGGAAGGGGTTGCCCTATAAGCCGCCGTTAAACCTGAAAAAAGTGAAGAAGCCCAAACCAAGGCTGGAATACTGGTGCGTAGCGCCAGATTACAACATGTCAGAGATTCAACAAGAGGAGCTCTCGCAAGTCATCCCTGAGGATATGATCGACACTTGGAACGCATCGGGGAACTTTGTTTGGTTAACGGGATACATTCTAATCCGGTTTAAATCGGCAGAAAATCCGAAGAAGCTTGTTGGTCGTGGTTTAGACGGCGTATGGCTTGACGAGGCATCGAAAATGAAGCCAGAAACGTGGTCGGGCTATCTTGCCTATGCCCTAGCTGATAAAGGAGGCTGGTCTATCTGGACAACTACACCGGAGGGCATCAACTGGTTTGCGGAGGAAATCGTGTTGCGGGGCCAGTTTATTGATGCAGGGTTAGAAGATGATCGGTACCAGGATGATCCGGATTGGCGGAACTTCTACTGGACATCTAAGGATAACCCTATCCCGGAATTGCAGAAGAACATTCAGAGGATGATCGAGACGTACCCTGAGCGTTACGTGAAGCGCGAGATTTATGCGAAATTTAACGTTTTCCATGGTCAGGTGTATGAGGAGTTTGACCGAAGCGTTCACTGTGTAGATATACGCCCCGTCGATCTTGCGCGGCGTTTATTTGTCGTTACCTACCCGAACGGCGAGGAACGAGAGGTAATATTCAAGCGGTACATCGGCGGCATGGACCACGGCTGGAATGACCCAGCGGTGCTTTTGGTCTTTGGATGCACGGATGAAGAATACTATTTGATCGAGGAAAGCTATCGCCAGCAAACCAATGTTCTGGTCGTAGACGATCAGGGGAAACTTGAGGACTGCTTGGTCAAACACTATCTAGAGTTGCAAGAAAAGTATCCAATGGATGTCATTTGGGCTGACCCATCCGAACCAGAAGATATTTCTACCTACCGCCGCTATAAATTGCCTGTGCATCCAGCAGAGAATGCTATCGGTCCGGGGATACGTCGGGTTGGAAGTCTGTACAAGGTAAAGGAGTCGTCTGGTCGTCCAAACCTTTACATTGCTCGTACTGCTGTCGAAACGATTAAAGAGACGGGCAATTACAGGTATAAAGAGCAAAACGGCATTACGCTTGAAGAGCCGGTGGATAAAGACAACCATACACAGGATTCAAAGCGATATGCAATGTACAACGATTGGCTCATGTTACTCCAAGCTAAGAAACGAGAGGATAGGAAAAAGAACGGGAAAGGAGGATGGATTTAATGTCTGGAGCAACAGGTTGGTATCCCATTGGTAAGGCTGAAGGGGAAGGGGAAAGCAAGCAGCTTGTAATTGATCAATTCGAGCAGGATTACGATGAACACAAGCTTATACGTCCAACCATTGACCCCGTAGCGTGTGTTCAAGTAGTGAAACAGAGCAATATTATTCCTCAATGCATCGAGGCGTACAAAACTAACGTGGTTGGTTATGGCTATGCCCTTGCATACCAATCAGGTGAAAGCGACAAGACAGCTAAAGCAGAGTGGGATATTGCTGATCGATTCATGCAGACGGCCAATCTGGAAGAATCGACCGAGCAACTGCTGAGCCAACTGGTTGAAGACCTTGAGCATTGCGGCAACGCTTACGTTGAGGTTGCATGGGGCGGTGGGCTTCCTGCCATTTACCGTATACCTCCTGAATACATGCGCTGCACAGCACCACTCATAAGGGTAGATATGAAGTATCGGCGTTTAGTGCAGGGAAAGGTTGAAGAGTTCACGCAGTCCAAATGGGTGCGGAGATACGCGCAGAAGAGAGGGATTAACATATCGTGGTTCCGTGAATTCGGGGCGCCCGGTGAAGAGAATGAAGTCATTCATCTGCAGCTGGGGAACGGGACTTACGGCGAACCACGTTGGTCAGGAAATTCACCGGGCATTGTTGGTTCGAGAAAAGCAGAGGAGCTCAACTTCGAATACTTTGATAACGGTCGAATGCTTGACATGATTTTGACTGTGACGAATGGAGAGTTAACTCCGCAGTCTATCGTTGCTCTAAAAGGAGCAAAAGGAAAGAAGTCACGGGGCGGGATTCTTTATCTTGAATTGCAAGGGTATGACAAAGGGCTTCTTGGCGATGAAAAGGAAAAAACCAGCATTAAACTGGACAAGCTGAATGACTTGCTTCAACAGGATGCACTTTTCATCGAATACAATCGGGAAAAACGCAAAGAAACAAGGTCAGCATTTCGGCTGCCGCCAATTCTCACGGGTGAGTCGGAAGACTATAACAGAGCGACAAGCGATAACGCCCGCAGAATTGCAGAGGAGCAGGTTTTTCAACCATATCGCAAATGGATTATGGACGAGATTTTCAACAAGCGACTGCTACCTGCCATCGAGGTACATCGCGTGAAGGCTATACTGAACAGCCCAAAAATCAGCGATCCAGACGAGTGGAAAGCGTTACTTGATTTCCTAGCTGATAGAGGAATTATGTTAGTGCGCCATCTCATCCCCATTGCTGAGGAAGTATTGGGAACTGCCATTGATGAGTCGAAATACACCGAAGAGTATCTTGATACACCTATTGCTAGCTTGGGCAGTTCGGTTTCCCAAGAGCCACTCGGTACATCAGATACGCAAGAACAAGTGGCAACGATAGCTAAGCGTCTGCTTCGTGAAACGAGGGAACGGCAGCATGTGTGACCAGTGCCTATACTTGATTGCCAAGGCAGATGATGATGACTTTCTTGATAGCCTTGACCTTACCTACGCCGAGCGTGCGTTGCTTGAGAAGCTGTACAAGGAAGGTGAGGAGTCAATCGTTGATCTTCTTGAATTGCAGGGTAAAGCGCTTGATGAAGCTATCCAAGAGTTGAGCGATGAGCTTATTACAGATGCCGATGAGCTCTTGAAAGTGATTTTGCTGGTTCAGACAGGTGACTTCTTTCAAGAACAGTTTGAGCAGGCTGTTCATGATGCTTTCATGCCCCTATTCCATTTGGCGGGTGAGTCGGAAGCAATCAACATCAACGCAGATACAAAATGGGAGCAGGAGAACAAGGCGGCAGCCGCGTTTGCTACAAGGCTGAAAAAGCTCGTACCTGACATGAATGAGACATCGGCTGATCGTATGATTCGATCGTTCCAGAAAGCGATTGAAGCTGGCGAGACTCCAGCAAAACGGGCAGCCATGGTCAAAGAGGTAAGCAAGCAAGCTGCCAATGGAGAAGAGGGACCTTTCAACATGACCAGAGCGGTTACTGTCTCCCGAACGCTTTCCACTGCGGCAGCAAACGGCGGTAAGCTGGAAGGCTGGAAGCAGTCGGGGCTTGTGAAGAAAAAACGCTGGCGGGCAGCGAAAACCAATCGCACGCGTAAGGATCACAAAGAGGCAAACGGTCAGACAGTGGACATCGACAAGCCATTCAAAGTAGGAGGTGAAAAACTCATGCATCCCGGATACCCATCAGCAAGTGCGAAACAAATCGTGAATTGTAGGTGCACGATGCAAGCTGTTTTTTGATTGAAAGGAGGTGAATGAAAAAAATGGGATATGCATTGAAGGATGCAAGAATTACGCACATTTCTCTCGTGGATAAAGGGGCAAATGGCAGGCCGTTCGCCATCATTAAGGAAGAGGGAAAAGAGCCGTTACAGAAAGATATCCGCATAGCTAAGTCAGACAAGACACAGCAGATCGTTTACGGCGTCGTTTATGAGCCTGATATCGAAGATGCACATGAAGATCAGATGACACCCGAAGAAATCGAGAAGGCAGCTCATGGTTTCATGGGGCGCCAGAACACATACAACATCGATAAGCAGCACGATTTAAACGTTGACAAGGGTTACGTGGTGGAATCATACATTACCCCGGTTGACATGAAGCTTGGCGATCAAGAGATTAAGAAAGGTTCCTGGATAGTTGGCGTTAAGGTGACGGATGCAGACACATGGGAGCGAATTGAAAAGGGTGAAATTACCGGCTTCTCCATGTGGGGAGTGGGTAAACGAGAAAAAATTGAAGGAGCCTCTTCGGATACCGACGATGAAACGGTAGAGAAGGGGCTTTTGCATTCAATCGCCAAGGCTGTTTCTCGAATTATTAAGGGTGATGTGAAAGACAAGTACGAGCGTAACAAGAAGAACAATGACTTCTGGAATGCTTGGAACGCCTTTGAATCAACAATCAAACGTTACAACTGGCAGACAGATCGATACGAATTTGAGAGTGACCCAGAGAAGGCCAGAGAAGCGATCCAAGAATTTGCAGACATCCTGCAAGAGGTTCTTGGCGCAGTGGATATTGCGAAATCTCTCGGTAAGCCACCTGAACAGATTTCGAAAGCTGGAAAGAAACTTTCAAGTGCTCGCCTCGAAAAATTGAAAGAAGCCCACACCACCTTAGCAGACATTCTGGCAGAGGTGGATGACAAGGAGGAAGAAGACGTGAAACCAGAAGATATTCAAAAAGCAGTTGTGGCAGCTATGGCCCCAATTACCAAACAATTGACTGATTTGCAGTCGGAAGTAACAGAGCTCAAGAAGGCAGAAGGTGGAGCTGGCGACGAGGGGCAGCAAAACGATCCAGTAACAACAGCATTGACTGAAGCAGTTGCCAAAGCATTAGAGCCGATTACAAAGCAAGTGGAAACGTTGGGGAACGAGGTCCAACTAATCAAAAACGCAAGAGGTTCTAGTCAGCAACAACATGGAGATCCGATTCAAAAAAATGAAGACGATGGCTCCTTTAGTGGGCTGTTGTAGGGAGGGCGTTCACATGAGAACTAACGGACAGATCATCACAAAAGCTGCGACAACAACGTCGCTTGACACTTCTGCTCTAAATTACAAACAGGTCGACAAGTTTATTAACATGGCTTACGATTCCACGAGCTTCCTCAAGGGAATCCGTCATGAAACTCGTACGTCGGCGCAAGGAACGATCGATAAAATTGGAGTAACTGGACGAAATCTGCGTTCAAAGGTAGAGGACGTTATGGCGACCAATACGAAAAAACCTGATTTCCCGCAGGTTCCTTACTCTGTTACTCCTGTGATTCTCCCATTCGAAATTACCGAAGAATTTATTCGTCAGACACAACGAGTACGAGGGCAAAATGCAGAAGAAATTATTCTGCGACATATGACGTTGAATTATGGCGATAACATGCAGGACTTGGGCTTCAACGGAGACACAGCTACACCGAACACCAATCCAGACTATGATTTCTTGAAGATCAATGACGGATGGTTGAAATTAGCCAAATCAAAAGGGAACTTTATTGACTGGGCGACGATTACTGCTGCGGAGAAATCTGGTATTCTCTTTGAGCTGGAACGTGCTATTCCAACTCGCCAGCGCTCAGCAGGTGTTTTCAAATATTTCATGCATCCGAATACCTATTCAGAGCGTCTTCAACGATTGTCGGAGAAGGATACGAGCGCATCCATCCAGTTGCAGATTACTGGTGGCGTGAAGAAGATCAACTCCTATGATGTGGAGGAAGTCACACACATGCCTGAGGGAGCAATCATGTTCACGTACCAGCCGAATTTTGTCATGGTCCACACCTACGACATGCAAATCCGAAAGACGACTGAAGGTAAGGAAGCAATCTATGCTGACAAACGATTCTACGCCATCCATTCTGACTTTGACCCGATCTTCGAGGAACCTGCAGCAGTTGCCTACGTTGAAGGAGTTGAGTTTTAATGCTCGTCACATACATTGGGGAGAATGCCTCACTCCAGACTTACGGCTTTCGTTTTCAAAAGGACAAACCAGTTGAGGTTAAGGATAAGAAAGTGTTGGATAAATTAAAAACACTTGATGACTTCAAAATTCACGAACCTGAGAAGTCAAGCTCACAGCAAAAAGGGTCCACAAATACTTCCTCTTCTGAAGGAGGGGCATTAGATGCTGACACCGGAGAAGGTCAAGCAGCAGAGTAGTACACGAGCCGTTCAGGACAAGACACCTGAGCGGCTTTCCTATCTTATCAGTGAAGCCAAGGTAAGGATCGAGCTTTTCACATCAAGGCAGTTTGTGGACGAAGATGCCCGACTCGAAGTGGCTCACTTCCGTTTAGTTGAGGCGATGGCACTGACAGACAATGATGAGGTGCTGGGTGCGGAGGCGCGGGGCATCATGTCCGAAAGCGATCAAGGTTACTCCTGGTCGGTCGAAAGGGCTACTGTCACAACGGGAAGCTCGCTGGTCGATTCTATGTTGCGTCAGTGGATGTCCTTCACAGCCGAAGCGACTGACGGGGGTAACGTGAAGGCGATGATCTTATGAACCACCGCATGAACGATTTGATCATTCTGAAACGCATAGTAACGGTTCGTGGTGAGCGTAACCGAGTTACCACTGCCGAGTTACCCTCTCGTACCGTTATGGGGTGTATACGAGCTATCGAGTCATCGTGGCAGCGTCCAGTAAATACCGATCCGGTGGAATGGGATTATAAAGCGAATCTTGGCTTCTTACTGAGTGAGGATGTACGTAAGAACGATCGATTGGAGCTATCTGACCATGGTGAATTTGTTGTGGTTGATGTTTGGAGAGGGCGACGACTTCTAGCTGTGACAGCGATCCAGCAAAAACGGGGGGCAGAGTAGTGGATTTCCGTCAGTTCGAGGATCGGATGAAGCAATTTAACAGTGAACTACCTGACATCATGCAGCGCATCTATTATCAGTTGGGGGAAGAACTACTCAACCATGTTATTGATGAGCTCGACAGCCAAGACCTAATTGATACAGGGACCTTGTGGAATTCCTTCACGCAAGGCGATCAGAATAACGTTTGGCAGTTCGATGGAGACCGGAACACTTTGTCACTGGAAGTCGGCTCCAATCTGACCTATGCTCAGCACTTGAATGATGGCTATACCATAGACAAGTCGTATTTCGTGCCCGGGTATTGGAACGGAGTGGGCAAGTTCATCTACGACCCATCTGCGAAAGGTGGCTTCATGGTCAAGCCTCGTAGTTTTATCGGCCGCAAATATTTTGATTTTGCCTTGAGAGATTTCCAAGGCGGTATGAAGGTCCTGCTCGAACGGATGTTACAAACTGAGCTGGAAAGGATGTTGAGGTGATGGAGAACCGAGAACTGTCATGCATTTTCGATTTGATCAACGAGGCATATCCTTCCCTCGGCATCCTGGACAGCTTGGACGTGTGGTTGTCTGGCGAGTTTGAGCCTCCTGTGGCCTATATTCAGACCCAAGAGGTATCAGAGCGCGGAAATACTCTGACGTCGTACAAAATTATTTCTGACGCGGGCATAGTGTTGCATCATCGAAAGAAGAAATTGGTCGGCGGCCAAGAGGTGTATGAACCGATTTCCACCGAACCACTCCGACAATTACTAAGGCGTGAGCGGTACAGTTATCGCGGGAAGACGGACGGGCTGTATATCAACATCGACAACACGACTTTTCGGGTTCGGTCTGACAAAAAAGACCGGACAGAGATTACTTTCCGATTTGAATATACCGTCCCGATTCCTATAACAGATATGCCGAGAGTTCAAACATTTGAAATCGAGGAGGATTGGAATTCGTGACTGCTCAGCAAGAACCGCGAGAGCGGCAGGCTGCTAAAGCCGAACTGAAGCAACTGAAAACGGAGTGGATTGAAAGAGCACCACAACTTGGAGCCGAACGGTTCGAAGTTGCTGGCGCTCTTTTTGATGTCTCCGATCATCACATGTTGACCGAGAAAGACGTTGCTCGTCGGTTAACAAAATATAGAGGCGGTGTGTAAAGATGACGATTCAACGGGAACGGCCAGGTACGATGGTCGAACTAATCACAAAAGCGAAGGAACGTATCGTGCCCAAAAGCGGCGTTGCCTTGGTTCCCTATCAAGCAGAGTGGGGAGCTCCTGATACGTTGATCAAGATAACCAGCTATGACGAACGTGTCGCAGAAACCTTTGGAGATGTAGATGCCCTTGAGCTTGCAGCAGAAGGCGGCGCTACAATTCTCGCCTACCGAATCACAAATGGAAATGCAAAAAAAGCCGAGTATACACAGGCAGATGCAATCAAGATCGAGGCGCTTTATCCAGGGCTTCGTGGCAATGAGTTAAAGATAACAATTTCCCCATCCACGGCTGAACCGGGGAAAAAGGAGATCCAAGTTAAAGGGCCGATCAAAATCGAGAAATTCTCTTTTGCAGATGCAGCCGAGCTTGTCGCAAAAACCTCCCAATCCCTCTATGTTCGAGCAACCAAAACGGGGGATGTTGCGATTACTGACGTTGCAGAGACAGCCCTGACCGGAGGAACTACTGGTAACACAGGGTTAACTTCATCAGACGCTACAAAGCTGTTTGCCGCTGTTTCTGGTGCTGATTTCGATACCATGTATCTGCCTTTTGACGATCCAGCGATTACGATTTCCGCCAAGCAGTTCATTAAGGATCGGCGCGCACTCAGCAAGAAGCTGAGCACTCTGGTTATCGCGGGTAAGGAAGCAGACGACGAAAACATGACGAAGCATAGCGAGCGTTCTGTTTCCATGAATGCTCGCTATGTGGTCAATTGCGCTATTGCGGGAACTCACAACAACGGGAAGTCATACAGCAGCCTTCAATGGGCGGCATGGCTGGCTGGTATGTTAGCGGCAACCCCAGCCAATCAGTCTTTGACAGGAGTCATTGTTCCGTTGAAAAAAGCGTTAAAGGATTGGGGCCATGGTGATATCATAGGTGCCCTTAGCTCTGGCACGCTAATTGCCACGCGTGACGGTGATGTCTACATCATCGAAAGTGCCGTCAACACGCTGTCCGTGATCGGGCCAAATGAGCGGGAGGACTACGGAAAAATTCGCGTCAGCATGACCATGGATCAGATCGTAAATGACATGAATGCTGTGGGCAAAAAGTATAAAGGCAAGCTGAGCAATAACGACCTGGGCGGAGCCGTCTTCGTAGGTGGCTGCAAGCTCTATTTGGAAGAGCGTGAGCGGCAAGGCGCGATTGATACGGGCTGGACATTTACGGATAAAAAGAACGGCATCGGGGATCGCCGTGGCTTCCTCTTGTCTGCTCGTCCTTTGGATGCCATTGAATACTTCGAAATCGACTGGGAGGTGAACTAGATTGGCAGCTCATAACCTATACCTAAAAAACACCCAGGTTTATGATGAGGACGGGGACCCATTTCAGGGGGTCTTAGAAGCAAAAGCAGTATTTAAAACGCAAGTAGAACCTGTTCACCGTTTGCGAAAAGGTGAGACGGAAGACATTGTTTCTTATCATGTTGAAGTGACGATGATCCTGACTGCCCAAAACGCTGACCTGAAGTACTTCATCATCGACAAGATCACACAGGGGAAGACGCCTATTATCCCTATGCTGATTGGTGAGCAATGGGATAAAGAGAATGACTTCAAAGAGCGGGTTCGGCTTACTAATATCCGATTAGTTCCAGAAGAACTCACGATCTTTGAGGCAAAGGCAGAAGGAAATGACAAAGGCACCTATGAATTGCGAGGGAAAACCAACGATAAACCGGACTTCCTTGAGAAGTTCTCGGAATACGAGGACTAAAATAAAAATCAAGCGGGAGAGTGAACAGTATGAGTAATCTGTTGCAAAAATATCTGGCAAAGGCAAATGAAGCAGTAGAGCACGTAACCACGACGGTTATAATCGATGGCGACGAATGGTCGGTTCGTAAGCTGAATCTATTGGATAGCCGAGCGTGCCTCAAAATGGCAGAAAAAGACGGGGATTTCGATGCTTTAAAATATAGTGATGCTCGAATCGTAAAAGCAACAGAACACGCATTTCCTTGGAATGACAAAGAACTGCTAAAGGCATATAAAGCCAAAGACAAGTACGATTTGCCTGCCCGACTGTTCAAATATAATCCAGAAGGGTACAAAGCGTTAATCAGAGCAGTTGATGAACTATCAAAAGAAACGCTAGAAACAGAAGAAGAGGCTATTGACGAGCTAAAAAACTAATCCGTTCCGATGGGGAGGCAAATTTACTTGCAAGAATTTGGCTTAATCGAAACCGACTCCCCTCGGAAGTCGTAGAGTATGAAGTAGACCCATATATGCAGAAACTTTTTTTGTTCGCTTGTGAAAGACTAGAGGCAGAAGCCGGGGAGGGATGACAGCTTGCAACTTGTGCCTCCTTCTTTCCCGAGCGACATGACACCATGTCATTGGGGAGAGAAGATTCTCGGGAGGCAGTCAGTGGTTTTACAGCATGGATAGGAATCTTACTATTATAAATATGAGACGTCAGACGCCTATTTAATGGCGTCTTTTTCGTTTTGGGCTGGAGGTGAACCGAATGAACCGTCTTGGCGTAACAGCGGTACTTGGCGCACGAAATCGAATTTCACCGGAACTGTTAAACATCGTCCGCGCCTCACGTGTAGCTAGGAGAGAACTTGGACACTTGGATCAGTCCACGCAAGATGTTGCGGATGAGTTGCGAAATGTACGACGGGCAGCTGAGCAGAGCGAACAAGCTTTTCGACAAGAAATACAGGGTATGCGACGCGAAGTGGAGCGGCTTGAGACCGAGTTACGATCATTGAGCAGTACCAGAGCTAGGCCAACGATCACCGCAGATAATCAGGCAGAGCGAGAAATCGCAAGGGTAAGAAATGAAGTAAGGGACCTCAACGGCACGAAAGCCGAAGTCATTTTAACGGCTGCTGTAACGGGTGCTACTGCTGGTGCTGGAGTGGTGGGTGGAATCGGGTTATTTGACCAAATCGTGGCTTCTGCCGAGGCGGAAGCGCGCAGAGCTGTGATCGGAGCCACCAAAGAAGAGATGGCGAGGTACAGAAAACAAGTTACCGAAATGACTGCCCTAAATAAAAATGTCGACAGAGCTACCGTTTCTGATCTGCTCACAGATTCAGAACGCTATTCAGGCAAGGTAGGCTTAAATCAAGCAAGCGCCTATTTAATGTCTCAGCAAGCATTGAAGCTAAATGCAATTCGGCCAGACATGGGTGGTGTCGAAGAGTACCAAAAGACGATGTTCGCCATGCAAAACGCATGGAAAGACATTAAGGACACTGGGCGATTCGGCGATACCCTTGCACGGGTAGCCAAGAACACCACGGACATTCGAAGTGAGGCATTAGATAGCTTGATTGAGTACAGCGTGCAGGTCACGAAGTTTCTGGATACACCTGAGAAGCTCGCCGCCTTGATGGAAGAGATGAACGGCCTGTGGTCTATCGATAAAGGTTTTGATGCACTGAAGGAAACGACACTGAAGTTGTACAACGAGGGCGACCTGACAAATGCCTTAAAGACTGCATACGAATCCATGGGTATCGAGTCCAAAGAAGCACAGAAACAAGCCGAGGATGAAGCGAAGGAAGTACAGAAGCTCATATCATCAGGAGACGCAGCCAAAAGACAAAGCGCTGTCGGTATGCTTATGCAGACTTTCGGCTCTATCAAAGACGAAGAAGTGCGTCAAGCGTTACTCAATGAGATTGGTTCGGGGCCGGGAGAAGACCTGGGCACAAAGGCGTTTGCTGAACTCTTACGTAAAGCCGGGGGTATCAGTCAAAGTCAGCATGATCAATACAAATTAAAAGGCGAGCTGGACAAAAGCTTCCAAGTCTACAAGGACAGCAACCCACTTAAAGGTTTTCAACAGGCAAAAAACACGCTAATCAATGAGTTTATTGAGCTGGGTGTGGTTGTTGGACAAGACCTTGCCCCAGCCATGGAATTCTTAGCTGCAAAAGTGAAGTGGTTCAAAGAGAAACTAGATGGCATGTCTTCAGGAGGGGCACTTGCCACACTTAGCCTTGTAGTTGGAGGGGTAGCAGCGGGGCTGTGGGGACTCAAAGCGGCAGTCCTAGCTGCAGCTAGAGCCTTGCGGGATTTAGCATTAAGCCAATTTTCTCAAGATGTTGGTGACGCAGCGAGTGGTGGAGGAACCGGAGAGACAGGGAACCGGAGAAATAGGCACCGGAGAACAATAAGGCGAGAAGACCTTCGAAGGGGAGCAATTCGACGCGCCGGTGGTACTGTCGGGGAGTCTGCAGCCGATACAGCATCGAGGGCGGGCGCTATGGGGTCAAGATTCTCTATGCTATCGAAAGTGATGAAGAAGGTTCCCGTGATTGGAGCATTGTTAGGGGCAGTTGACGTGGCTGCTACAGCGGCTACCGAAGGAAATAGCAAGAACCTGTGGGGTTCAATTGGCGGGTGGCTAGGAGGAGTCGGGGGAGGTGCCTTAGCTGGTGCTGCATTGGGTAGTGTGGGAGCTGGCCCCATCGGAACATTTGTTGGAGGCATTGTAGGTGCAATCGGTGGAGCTATCGGTGGGGAAGCCTTCGGGCAGTGGCTGTTTGATGCTGCTGAAGACGGAATGGGAGCTATTACTCAGTACGCGTCTGGTATTTCCACAAAGATAGATGGATTTCTCGCCCCAGCAAAGCAAGAGTTTGACCGATTTTGGGGCAACATGCCAGACGGATTTGTTGCTTCCCTTGGTTACATCGTCGGATATGGTAGCGAAAAGTTCAGTCAACTCCGCGACATGGGGTGGCAAAAAGCTGGGGAACTTGCAGTTGCGATGGGCCAAAAAGGAATAGAAATCAAAGACGCGTTTGTTGGTTGGGTCAGCACCTTGCCTGGCTCGATAAAAAAATGGCTGGACGAAGCCGCAAAAATGTTTGATCAGTTCATCGTTGACGTGCAGACGTGGTTCTCCAATCTGCCTAACACCATCGAGACTGGTATCACTAGTACGTTCCAAGATTTGGCCAGCGGCTTTACTCTTGGGAAGACGACAGCCAAAGCGAAGCCATATGCAAACGGCGGGGTAATCGACAGGCCCCACCTTGGGTTGGTCGGTGAAGCTGGACCTGAAGCAATCATTCCCTTGTCAGCAAGTAGAAAGAATCGAGCCTACGAACTGTGGCAGCAAGTTGGGGCGCGGCTGGGAATTGATACGAACAAGTGGGAAAACCGTGTTGCAACCGTGAAGGGATTCATTGACGACAATAACGATCCGATCGGTTATGCAGCAGGAGTAGTCGAAGGCACGAGCAACTCTTTCAAAAAGATGATCAAGCAGCGTTGGAATAACTACCATGCCAGCATGTCGTCAGCAACGAGTATCGACGATGCTATGCGGTTACGAGCAGACGCACACCGTACGAGAAATTTAGACTTCAAGTTTGGCAAGGTGATGAAAGTAATTGGCAAGGCAGTAAAGCCTATCGGTTATGCCATGGACGTTTGGGACATTGCTAACGCAGATAATAAGCAAGAAAGGAACCGGACGATCATGAAAGTGATCGGCGGTATGGGAGGCGGCGCGTTGGGTGGTGTCATAGCTGGAGCAGCACTTGGGTCCTTAGCGGCTCCGGGAGTGGGAACAATGGCTGGTGGAGCTCTTGGCGGCTTGGCAGGTACGGTAGGTGGCGAATGGTTAGCTACAACCCTTTATGACAAGTACCAAGAACCGATTGACGGGGCTATTGATAACATAGGTAGCATGATTGGAAACGGATACGCAAATACGAGAAATTGGCTGGGGAACAAGGTACAATCTGCGAAAGACAACATCCTTGGTGTGGGTGCTGGTATCTCGAACTTATTTGGCTGGGGGAAGAAGTACGCCAACGGTGGAATGATCAACAAACCGCATTTGGGACTCGTCGGTGAAGCCGGGCCAGAAGTGATCATCCCTCTTTCAGCCGGTAGAAGAAAACGCGCGCTGGAGTTGCTGGGTCATACCACAAGGAAACTCGGGGTAACTCCATATGCAAATGGCGGTATGGTTGGGCCGTTGCGTTCTTCGTTTGGTTCCAATCAAGCGAAAATCATACAGGTAAAAGCTGACGCACCTGTCCAAATCCATCTCCATATCTCCGGCGATATCAACCAAGAGAAGTTAATCGCCTTGTTGAAGTCACCCCCAGTTATGAACCAGCTATCACAGTCGGTGGAAAAATTGATCGTTGATGCAGTGGAAACGAACGGGGGTGCGGCATGATACGTCTACAAGGAAAGTATCGCTTGACCTTTCCAGTCACACCCGGGGAAGTTCAGTTCAAGGGGTATGGTAGTGATGTGGAAGCAACCACGTCCATCACGTTGGACTCATTAAACCGTTACACGGGCAGAAAAGCAAAATCTATCGCATTTGAATTTTTGCTCCCGGGTGATCCGGAAAATCCACTTGTGGAAGTTGAAGGATATCAGGGGCCGCGGGAATGGCTTGCTGGCTTGGATCGACTGTCGCATGCGGAAGTTCTGCTGACCATCGACGAATTGAATCTGGCGTGGAACGTGCTCATTGGCCCGTGTGAAGGCAAATTCTCAGGGATTAATGGGAGCTTTAGAGGGACGATTGAGTTTCCTATCTATATCAAATCAGATTTTGTTTCTTGGTCAAATTCCAAACAGGTATTACAACCAAGCAAAGTCATCACCAAACAAACGAGTAAACGTGCAAATACAACAGGAAAGAAAGCAAAAAAGAAGGTGTCTATCATTGAACCTGTTGTCCAGGAACAACAAAAACAACGGATCAACCAAAAATTAACCGGATTTACTCCGTAGACAAGGGGCGAGGGCGCGGCATGAAAGTAATCTATGGCAAGGATGCTTCAAGGGTCGATCTTACAAAGGCGACGCTGGAACTATCTTGGACATCATCACGAGGACAAATCGCACAGAATGCGGATATCAACATACGCCAAGCCCCGCCCTTACAATCGGCGGGTTTTTTGATGCTATTTTCGGGCTTTGAACCGAAGGAGTCCATGCAGTTTTTTCATGGCCCCATCGTCCGGTTTGAACGAGACGATAAGACAGGTGACCTCTCTGCCACAGCCTACGAGTTGGGCTGGTATTTGCAAAAAAATGAGGTTTCCAGACTCAAGCTGGACGGGGATGCAGGGACAGAGCTTGCGCGAATTATCAAGTCGGCAGGTATCAACTTTAGCTGCCCGGCGTTCGGTTTTACGGTCAAGGAGAGAATCTCGTCCCAATCATATGCGTCTCTCTTTACTTCGCTGACCGAGCAAGCTTATGAAAAGACGGGAAAGAGATATTTCATTCAGCATTTACGCGACAAACTGAATGTACTACCAGAAGGCGGGAACAAAATCGTCCCTATGTTTCAGGCGAACATGTTAGAGAAAAGTTCCACAGGGGAGAGTATTGAGGAAGTCTATACGGTGGTCACTGTTGAGAAATACAAAGGGGATAGCCTAGCATCTAGTGTTACCAAAGAGAACGCGGGATTGATCAAGCAAATCGGTAGAATGCAAAAGATGATCGATGCGGGAGAAGAGAAAAACATATCTTCCCTTGCTTCGAAGCAACTCTCCGAATTATCGAAGATACCAAAAACACGCACAATCACCGTCAGGCATGAAGACAATAACGCTGCAAGACTTCGAGCAGGCTGGCTCATCAAGATCATGGAAAAGGACAAAAAAACAGTAACCGATTGGATTGTGACAAACTGCAACGCCAGATGGAAGGGCGGTCAATATTCGATGGACTTGCAACTGGAAAGGAGGGCTTAGTATGCATGCAGCTATTGCAAAACTGAGAGGGCTCACACAGGACGGCATAGTGAACACACAAGGGGAGTTTGGGAGACTCTTGTCGCTGTCGCCCCTGGCCGTCAAGCTTGATGAAGACCCAACACCGTTGGAACGGGATGAAATTGTTACCTTGCGCTCAGCCCAATTACGCCAAGAGGATATAGGGAAAATAGTTGCTTTAATTTCCTGCACGAACGGTCAATATCTCCTCATTGGGGTGGTGGAGTGATGTTTCCCACTCTGGAAGGTGATGAGACACAACTCATTCAGTCTGTGGACGACCCTATTCCATGGACATATAAATTTGACTGGACTACAAAACAACTAATGCAAGGACCGGATGGTCGGTATTTGAGGACGACTACTTACGCGGAGTACCTGGAGGAGACTGCAAAGAAAATCTTGAATACGCGTCGTTTCAGGTACGAGATTTATTCGGAACAGTATGGTGTGGATTTCCTCTTTGAAGTGGGGAGAATGCGCTCAGTGATATCGTTGCCAACTATCAAGACACAGGTACAAGAAGCGCTTGAGGCTCATGGTGAGATTGAGCATGTGGAAGTGTTTGGAATAAAGTTTGAAGAAAACCGATTGGTTTTTTCACTCGAAATTGAAGGCATAAGGGGTAAAACCAGATTGGAGGTGAATGCATGGCAACGATAGAAAAACCGACCATGCCCATTCTACGTGAGACGCCTGATCAAATCTATCGGCGTATGGCTAACCGGATGTTGGCCATCGCACAGTTTCGCGGAGACACGCCACCAGCGACAGAAGAGGGAGAAATCTTTTATGACCTCGGATACCCGATTGCGGAGGAAATAAGCGATCAACAACAGCTATTGGAGTACGGGTTCCTCCAGCGGTTCCTGCCTTGGGCAGACGGGGAGTTCTTGGATGCTACAGGAGTGTTCTTCGGCTTATCTCGTAACGAGGGAGAAACGGACGACGCCTACCGACAACGCCTTATCGACCGAGCCCGTACCGAAGAAGGAGACGGCAGGCGCCAAGACTACGAGCGGTGGGCGCGAAACGTTAATGGAGTAGGCGGAGCAGTTGCTATCGAGAAAGCTAGGCACGATCTATCAATCGATGTGTATATCACAGACCTGATAGGCAACCCTGCGGGGCAGGAATTGGCTACAGTTGTACGTTCGAAGCTGGAAGACAAGCGAAGGGCTTTGCACGACTTGCAGGTACTGCCAGCAAACGTGTATCCGGTTTCTATCGTTGTAAAGCTTGTCTTGCGACCAGACGCAGAGATTGAGAAGGTCAAAGACCAAATTACCACACAAGTAAAGACCTACCTAAAAGGGCGTTCTCAGATCGTGTACCAGCAGATCGGAGCGCTCTTTTTCGTGGATGGTGTTATCGATTTTACAGCATATACTCTGAACGGCGGCGAGCTGAATTTAACGGTTCCAGCTGATTCTGTATCGACCCTAACCATGGCGGTGACAGCATGATACCTGAGCGCTATCGGCGGATGCTGCCGCCGCAATGGTACGAGAATGAAGTGGCGGAATATCACTTTGAAGGTGCAGCGACAGTTGTAGATGCTTTCGATTTGCAGCGTAAGGACATCCTACAGCAGTTTAGCCCATGGTCAGCCACCTGGGGGCTGGATGTCTGGGATTGGATTTATTTCGGGAGAAAGCAATTGCTGAGCATTGAAGAACGGCGCAAAAACATCCAGCAAAAGCACTGGTCATATCTTGGATTTACTCCAAGCGTGCTTCGGGCGATCGGTCTGAGCTCCTCGACTTTTAAGCAGGTTCAAATGGTCGAGGATTTCGGCAAGAAGGTTATCCGGTACGCTTACCCGATTGAAGAAAGATTCGATACAAAGAACGCAGTACAGGCGGTAGAAAGGATAAGACCTGTGCATTGCAATGGGGTCGCCTTTGAACCTGTGGTGTCCGAAAAAATCGAGCTGCGAGACGTCCTAATTGTCGGGATAAAGGAGTACCACAAGGTCAGTGAATTTCGTGTTGGGATGACACCAATTAAGCGTTACGAGGAGGTCATGAAATGATCCTGCCAAGCTATCTTCAAACCGTCCGGAATGACCTGCTGGCTAGGGTGTCGGGCGGCGACATTTTGATAAACGGCTCAGTTTCAGTACCTGTGCAGGCTGTGGAGATTTCTTCGCATCCGATTGTAGGTATAAAAGACGGAATCGCATTACAAGTATCTGCTCAGCATGTCGCAAGCTTGCCAGTCATCACGGATGTGAAGTTGAGGACCAGAACTGGAGCGGTCGTTGCTGAGAAAACAGGGACTATTGAAATGAATGGGGCGCAGTTCGTAAACCTGACCTTTGTTATCGAAGCGAGAGGAGGGGTGTAGGTGTCTTATGTTGCAAAAACGGATTGGAAACATAATGATCCGGTCACTGAGGTGGACATTAATCGTTGGGAGCAGGGCATTGCAGATGCCCATGCGGAGCTAGAAGTGTTGAAAGCGGATGTTTCGAACCTGAAAGTGCGAGTGAATACAATCGAATCTACATTACCTGACGGATTCGTACACAACAATTTCAACGATGACCTGTCTAGTATTAGCTCAATCAAGGTTATTCGTGGTTACTATAACGAGGCTCAAAGTCGGCTGGAGGTTTAAATGGTAGAAACAGGGATGGGTCGCAATAACGGCCAATTGCGGAAGGAAGGGGGAGGAACATGGCACCTCTAATTGGAAAAGACGGGCAAGGAAGGACTACTTATACCTTTAGTTTAACTGGGGCACCAGAGTCTTGGGTTGTGCCAACTGGCGTAAACCGCATAAAAATTGAAGCTTGGGGTGCTGAAGGCGGAAGTTGTACAGCCAACAATGTAACATGGAAAGGTGGACAAGGTGGCTATAGTGTTGGTGACCTTTCTGTAACTCCCGGAGAGAATTTAACGGTCTTGGTAGGTGGCAAGGGAGGCGACTTTCTTTACGGTAGTTCGGCTCGGACGTCTGGTGGATTCAACGGCGGAGGCGATGTGTGGCGAAGGACAAGTGATTATGATGGTGCTGGCTGCGGTGGTGGAGCTTCTGATGTTAGAAAAGGCGGCAATTCAATATCTCATAGAATTATTGTAGCTGGAGGCGGCGGTGGGGCAGGCGGCGGTCCTACTACGGGAGGACATGGAGGAGAAGGGGGCAATGGAGGAGGGCTTGTTGGAGGCAACGGGAACAACGCCTACGACAACGGAGGTTTTGGTGGTAATGGAGCTACGCAAACTACAGGATACGCTTTATGGGAGGGTGAAAACGGAGAACCAGCCACTTATAGTTTTGCTGGAGGCGGCGGTGGGGGTGGATATTACGGTGGATATGCCGGAAAGACTAGGTCAGGCAGTTATTCAGGTGGGGGCGGCGGTGGAGGATCATCTTATATTGGTGGGGTGACGAACTCAGGGAGCACAAGTGGACGACGTGTTGGAAATGGTCAGGTAATTATAACCATATACAATTCTCCACCTGCACTAATGCTCACATCCCCTTCTAACAATCAGACAATCAAGCAAGGTACAGATATTGACTTCAAGTGGTCTGGTAGCGATCCTGACGGTGACGCACTCACATATACGTTGCAAGTCGGCACATCAGCAGGAGCATCAAATATCTACAATGCCAGCGTAGGCAGTGCGACGTCAAAGAAGGGAATCAGTACATCTTGGGCGGTGGGCTTGTACTATTGGAGAGTCATTGCAAATGACGGAAAAGGCGGAGTCGCTACGTCTGCTGAAGGTGTGTTCGGGATTGCACAAGGAAGCCTTGTTACATTAACAAAAACAAATTCTATCGTGAAAGACGCGATGGTCAGCGAGAATAATCCAAATACCAACTATGGAACGGTGCCTTCGATGAACGTGGGGTCTTACGGCGTTGCAGCTCGCAATCGTTCTTTTTTGTTCTTTGATTTAGGATTAGTTCCTAACCATGCAGTTATTAGTAAAGCTACACTTACTTTATATGGGAGTGGCTCACCGTGCTGGGTGCAAGTAAGAAAAGTTACCTCGTCGTGGTCAGAATCTATAATAACATGGGGGAACCAGCCAACTTTTTCCGTAAGCGCCTATGCTGAGGAATCGATTGATCGACTTCAAGAGCGTTCCTTCGACATTTCCACTTTAGTACAAGAGTGGATAAACGGATCATCCCCTAACTACGGCATTGCTTTAGTAAGCAGAAACGAACTTTCTACCGATGTTGCTAATTTTGCTTCATCAGACGATTCAACTAATTCTCCTAGACTTACCATCGACTACTCTATCCCGGCAACAGGCAAAAAACAGGTGGAGTATGTGGGAACAGGTAGCGCAATTCAGTCGACGCCTGCAACCAGTGTAGCTGGGTCCTTGCCGTCAGGTGTTATTAATAGTGACCTCTTAATAGCTCAAATCTACAAGTCCACCACGGAAGACATTACGCTTCCAACAGGTTGGACTCGAATTTTCAGTGATCAGGAACTATCTGGAGGAATTCGCGTCGTAACTACCTATAAGTTCATGACAGCAGGACAAACGAGTCCAATTTTTAGCACCAGCACAGCATCAACTTGGAATATTTCAATACACGCCTTTAGAAATGTTAAGTCTATCTTAAGTAGCGCTAGAAATATACGAACAGACGAAACTGTTTTTTTACCACCGTCAACGAGTGTTGATAGAGACAACACTCTATTTGTGCTTCTTAATACCAACAAAGGCGTGTCCTTAACTCCATCTTTAAACTATGAAGAAAAGTCTGAGATTGCCACGGTTGGGCTTAACCAACTAGCTCAAAGATATATGTACACGAACCGGTCTCAGTCAATGTATGACATGGCTTGTACTGGTGCATCTGTAACCGATGGTGTGAGTGCAGTTGTGGTCCTAGAACCAATAATCAACAGCATTCCAACGCTTACACTCACGTCACCTGCTAACAATCAAACATTATCGGAAGGTAATACGATGGCTGTGCAGGGGTCGGTAACTGATACTGACGCCAATGATCCGGTTACGATTTACCTGCAAATTAATAATGGAACCATACTGGCTGTAGATTCCAAGGTATCAGACGGAGCTACAGCCATTCCTTTTGGCAAAATACTGACCTACAAAAACAAACGGGTCTATTCTGGCACAACCGATCTAGTCGGCGTGGACTTGGCAGAGAATGCGGATCACACCTTAAAAGTTTGGGCTGAGGACAACAAACAGGGGAGAAGCACAGAAGTTATCCGCAAGTTCAGGATCGTTTGGAACCGTCCACCTGTAATCGATGGCGAGAATAGAGACCTCGGCTCCTTTATGCAGATTCCAACAGTGAAATATTCTGCTACCGATCCTGAGGGCAATAACTTCAATTTTAGCGAGTATCTGAATGGCAAGAAAATCAGGTCGCTTGCTGGCGTAGCTGGACAGCAATACACAGTAGAAATCAGTCATGATGCTTGGATTCGATTGGATTTGGACGTGCAGCATCAAATCAAGATCGTTGCCACGGACAGCGCGGGAATCTCATCTGAGCGAATTTACACATTCACCCGAAAAGAAACTCACATCGAATTTATGCTAGATTACGGAAACCCAGACATCAAAGCAGACTTCACGTTAGACGGCATGCCTTTACGCATCTTAGTGACACTTGAAAGATACATGCCAGAAGGCTCGTCGATTGAAAGTGTGAAAGTCTGTAATAACTATTTAGATGCCGTTCCAACGTGGGAAGACTGCACGGGTGCGATAAAGGGGAATCGGGGCTATCTCTTTACCAATAAAACGAAGACTGCCGCAAATTGGGCAATCAATCTGTGGGTCATTCTAGCAAAGGGAACAGCAACAGAGCGAGTCAGATTGAACGGCTACGGGGGTGCGTTCGATTAATGAAGATGCAAAATAAAGAGGCTATTTCAGTGATTAGAGAACAGCAACAAACCGATCCAGTTACGACAATTGGACTGGAGCTCACCACACTCAAAACAAGCAACATCCAAAAGGATGCGCTAATCCAAACGATGGGGGAGCAGCTTACCATGGTTAAGCTTGAACTAATCCAAATGAAAGGGGGTGGTAACTAATGGCATTCTGGGCACTGGCGTTTAGCATGAAGTGGATCACAGCTGAGAAGTTGCGACTGGCTGTAAAAACTACATCAAATCCTTTCGGAGAAATCTCCCCGGAAGAATTCAAGCAAATCACTAACCAGGAATTCTAAGTTGGTGATTTTTTATTTCAACAAGACCTTGATCCAGCCTCGTACCTAGCGGGGCTATTTTTGTTGCCCCAAGGGGGTGAGGAGGAAGATGAGTTGATGAAGTTTTTACAGAGTTTAGAGAATGTAGTGACCCCAGCAAACGGAATAGCAGCAACCGCAGGAGTGTTTCTTACCCCGATATTCCATTACCTCTATGGAACGGGTCGGCTCGATATTTTAATCGTGCTGTTTCTTATGATTGGACTCGATTGGATCACAGGCATATCAGCAGCTAAAAAGGATAGGTCCTATACGTCTGAATATGGCCTATCTCGAATCCCGCGTTCGTTGTTTCTTTTAGCGTTGCCAGCCGTTGCTAACATGCTAGATCGGGTGATGGGTACACCCGGTTTTCTGTTTTATGGCGTCACATTCGGTCTACTCTATCATACATGGAACAGCCTCACAGCAAATGCTCACCGAGCTGGCTGGCCTGTTCCGAAGTCGATTGTTAATTTGGTCGGATCAGAAATCAAAGCAAAGGCTGAGAGAGCCGCAAGAAAGGAGCAAAAATAAAAATGAATATGAATATGACAATACCAGGCGCAGTCGTGAAGGACGTTCGCGCCTCTTTACCACGCCACAAAACACTAAAGTATGGCCGCCGCAAGCTGACTGACATCAGATCGGCAGCCATGCATCATTCGGCTACAAAAAGCGGGTCGCCAGAGGCATTCGCAGGCTATCATGTCAACACGAACGGATGGCCGGGCATTGCCTATCATTTCGTAGTGCAGAAAGACGGCACGATTTACTGGTGCAACGATCTGGAGGCGATATCCTACCATGTCGGTAACAGCAACCGTCATGCGTTAGGTATATGCCTTGTCGGGGACTTCCGGACACAGAAACCAACATTAGCACAGCTCGATGCGGCGCATCGTCTGATACAGCACCTGCAGGTACAGATTCCATCCATGAAGCAGGTGCTTGGTCACCAGGAGTACCCCGGCTACGCGTGGAAAGACTGTCCTGCATTCCCGATGATCAAGTTTCGGTCGGATTATTCACAGTTTTTACAAAAAGCTGTGGATAAAGTGAAAACGCCAATTCAAGTTCCGGTTGCTATCAGCATGAACGGTTCTATGTTATCAGTATCTGGATTCCTACAGGAAGGTGTTTCAATGCTGCCAGTCCGTGCGGTTGCCAATGCTGCAGGTGGAAAAGTGGAGTGGATCGAACAGACGATGGACGTTCGTGTAAACGGGAAGGACCTTAATGAAAAGGTTATTTCGGGATCAGCTTATGCTCCAGCCCGTGAGTTGGCTGCTGTGCTTGGTATACAAGTGGAGTGGGACGACCCAAATAAAATTGTGAAGTTGAGAGGAGTGTAGAGTCATGAAAGACTTTCTGAAAAAGCATAAGAAATCTGTACTGCTTATCATAACGGGCGGGCTAGCTATTACGAGTACTTATTTTGGTATTGATGAAGAAGCGCAAATGCAAATTCTAAAAGCGATTAAATGTGTACTTCAGTAA